GTTATATCGTCCCATAGCGGCCTTCACCGCGTCAGAGTAGGACAGAGCGTTGTCATACTCGTCAGCCTTGCATCGGATGTCATCGGGCTGAAGGGTGGACGCCCAGTAGGCGTGGACCTCCTTGCCTTCCTTCGTGCGCTTGTCGGCTTCTGGTTCGGGTTTGAACTTGGCGAAGGCCTCGGGGTCGAGGACGGCGGCGTGGGTCATGATGCCTTCACGGAGGGCCTTGGAGTCCTTGCGGGGGTTGGCCTTGTCGTGGGCGTATTTCGCCGGCGCCTTGAGGAGGAGTTTGGCGGAGGTCTGGTTGAGGGCGTCGATAGCGTCGTACTCTGCTCGGGTGCGTGCGGCGATGCGTTCGTTGAACTGTGCGATGGTATACATGGCTTTGGTGGGTTGGTGGGAAAGGGTTACAGCACCTCGTCTGGGTTGTCCACAAGGTTCTCGGCGTCATTCAAAGTCTTGTCCATGTCCTCGGCCTTCTCGTGGAGGTTCTGGACGCTGACCAGGAGTGAGGCCAAGTCCGCACGGACGATGTTGAGGCGTTCCCGCAGCTCGACCAAGTCAGCCGGGTCGTCGATGTGAGTCGCGTCCGTGATCGCGAGGACGGAGAGGAGGCGGTCGGCGTCGATGCTGACGCGGTGGATATCGTGCTGGGTGACGAAGGTCGTTTGGTAGGCGGAGAGGCTGCGGGCCTCGTTCTGGAGCCGTCGGAGGGTGGCGGCTAGGCGGTCTTGGGAGGTCATTTGAGGATGGTGCGGATGCGGTTAAGGGTGACCTCCTTCACCTCGCCTTTGAGGACTAGGAAGGTGCGGAGGTTGGAGCGGTAGAGGGTGGGCATCGTCTCGGCGGTCCAGTCCTTGAGGAGGCGCTCAAAGACGATTGCCGTCTTGGCGGACACTTCGACGTAGAGCATGGAGTCGAGGAGGATGATAAGGGCGAAGGGCTTGCGTTGGTCGACGTAGGCTTGGGCGGTCTTGTAGACCGAAGATGGGACGGATTTCGGCGTCATCTTGGGAAAAAGGAGCGTGCGGAGAGCCAAATAGGGGTCAGATAAACACTTTTTTTGTTTATCTTGTCGGCGACCGATTGGCTGACCGCGTCGATGACGTAGGCGTTTCCGTTCAGTTCAAAGGTCGCCCCTGTCAGTTCGGGGATGTGCTTGCGCTGCTTGGACAGGATGACGGCCTCAAAGTCGGCGAGTTCGACCTCGGCCTGCTTCATGTCCTGGATGGAGTATTGGCGGATGGCCTCCGTCTTGACGATCCACATGAGGACGATGGTGTGGTCGAGGAGGATGACATTGATGGGTTGCCGGGCATCCCGCTCGGAGGTGGTCGAGGTGGTCACGACTTACCTCCCGCTTCAAAGTCGATGTAAGCCCGGTTCGCCTCGTCGGTGTCGGGGAGGTGCTTGCCCATCTCGGTGCCGAGTTTGCGGAGCCGCTCGACCTCGGCTTTAAATCGGTCAGCCGTAGACTTTAAATCAGCCACCTCGGCCTTGAGGCGGGCGTTCTCGGCATCAGCCTCCACCAGTTGCTTTTTAAGGCTGGTCACCGAAAGGCAGTCCACGCGTTCGTGCGCACGGATGACGGCCTCAAGGCAACGGACCTCAGCCGTGAGGGTTTCGACCTGAGCGTCGAGGGCGATGATACGACCCTTCAGCTGGGCGTTCTCGATGATGTCGTCGATGTTCATTTGGCGGCGTTGCGGACGGCCTGCTCGAAGGCGTGGGTGTTGATGGCGGCGAGGTGTTCAGCGCTGAGGTCTTTCAAACCTTGTCCAGGCTTGAGCCAGCCCTTGAGCGTGAGGATCTCCACGGCGGCCTTCTCGAAGCGGAGTTCGCCCATAAAGACCTTCGGGGCTTGAGGCTTAGGGGCGGAGGCTTGATGCCCGTCGTCGTCGAGGTCCACCGAGATGCCGCAAGCCGTCTGGATGGACTGCCGGCGGATGTAGGTGATGGCTCCGCCGACCTGTTGCGCCGTTAGGCCGTCAGCCTTGACCATCAGTTTCCCGAAGGCGAAGAGGTGGCCCGAGGTGTGAAGCAGGGAAGTCGAGACGCCGACCTTGCCTTCCTCGGTCTCAAGGACTTGGACGAGGGCGAGGTTGTTCGCTTGCAGGACAGGCTTCACCGCGTCGAGCAGGGCGTCGAGCGAGACATAGCGTGCCTTGAAGGCTGGGTTGATGCGGTTGGCGCCGACGTTCTCCATCGAGGAGAGGGCGGTAATCAGGTCGAAGTAGGGGTTCGACTGCTCCTGGCTAACTGCGGTGGGGGTTTCTTTTTTGCTCATGGCTTGTTGTGGTGTGGGTTGGGTGGGAAGGATTAGGGGAAGGAGGTCATCTCGTCCACCGTCTTCTGGGAGACGCAGCGGAGGCGGTTATCGTGGGACAGGAACCAATAGCGGGTCTGCCCAGCGGGGCGGGGCTTCAGCTTGCGGGCGACCGTGCCGTCGGAGAGGACGATATAAGAGGAGCCGGAGAGTTCGCGGTAGGTCGCGGGGACTTTGACTTCAGGGGTGGGCTTGGGTTGTTTCTTAAGCATGGGAGGGGGGTTAGTTGATGGCGCCGCGTTTGGCAGCGTCAAGGATTAGGAGAGCGTCGGCATTCCAGAGGGTCACGTCCTCGTCTGGGAAGAGTTCGCAGGCCCGTGCCTTGAGAACGTTCTTCCATTGGGTCGAGGTGCGTTCGCCCTTGGTGCCGACAGGGTGGGCCTTCATCCAGATCGCGGGCTTCACGCGGTGGACTTCCCAGCCGTTGGCGACTGCGGAGCCGTAGAGGACGCCCGTGTTCCACATCAGTTTGCCGATGGCAGAGCCGGGGATGTTCTTGCCGGCGAAGAGCGGAGGCTCCTCAAGGTACAGGATGACGCGGCCTGCGTTCATGTGGATGGACTTGATTAGGTTCACGACGTCCCAGTCGGTCGGGGGCATCTTGTGGAGTTCGGTCGTCCCCTCGGAAGGAGTGAAGACGGCGATGCCTCCGTTAACGCCCGGGTCGACGGCGACGATGGTTGGCTTGTTCATTTGGTGGAGCGTGGGTCTCGGTTAAGGCGAGCAACCACGACCCGAGTGATGGTCGGACATTTCCTTAGGTCAAACCCTTTAGACTTAAAGCCCGCAAAGCCGAGCTGATGGGCGGCGTAGACTTCCCCAAGGGTGGGCTGTCGGCCTAGCGCCGTGGTCAGCCGTTCCTCGAGGAGGGTCAGCCAAGAGGTGGCGTATTCCCGCCCGACCCCTTCGTCCGTGGCCCAAGTGCTGTACCCGTAGGTCGGAAGGCCGTGGCGGGCACGCCAGCGGGTCGTATCGGCCCACGCAGCAGGGAAGAACTGAGCGAGGCCACGCTCCCCGAGTCGCCCGATGGCCTTGGGGTTGCCGGAGGACTCGACGAAGATGATGGCCTCGACTTGTCCAGGGGTGATGGCGTAGCCGAGGGAGGTCGCCGCGAGGAGGAGGGCTAGGGTTCTCATCGTCCGTCCATCGTCGGGTGTACCGAGCCTGCCTCCTTATTGCCGTTGCGGTCGATGTAGTACCAAGTGAACAGGGCACGACAGCCGGTGGTGAGGTTGGCGTAGATGGAGACCGCCATGCAGTTGTGGGACTCGCGGAGGTTCTCTTCAGCAACGGCGGCGCTCACTTGGATACGCTCGCGGGCGTACTTCTCCGTCCAGTCGCCTTGGAGGACGCGATCACGGGCATAGGCGATTTGGTAGGAGAGGCCGCGGATGACATGGGCGGGGGACGCAATCATGTCGGGGACGTGGGACATTGGGTCGGGCATGGCTTTAGGCGAGTTCCCAGCAGAGGATGGTGACCTTGGGCTTTTTGGCCGGACCGATATCGCGGTACTCGACGATGTGATCGTAGCGGGCGCAAACATCGGCCTTGGCCTTGGCGGTCACATACTTGTTGAAGTCGGACGAGGTCGGTTCGCTCGCCAGAACGACCAGTTGCCCGGCGCTGTGGTTGATGCCATACAGGGCGTAGGAGCCGATGCCACGGACGTATCCGCTGGTGTCCTTGAGTTTAGCCGTCTCGCGGAAGTTAGCGACGCGGCGGGTGAGGAGTTCGACCATCGCTTTGTCGGAGACGAGCGTGGCCTTGGGCTTGGTGGTTGGTTTCATGTGGGTTGGGAGATTAGAACTTGTTGATGATGTCGACGAGGCTGGGGCCGTCGGCGAGGGCGAGGATGTAGGCCGCGAGGGCGAGACCGGCGAGGAGGGCGAGGAGGAGTTTCATGTGGTTGGGTGGGTTGGTTGGGGGTTAAGAGACAAGGGCAAGTTTGCGGCAGACGCGGTGGATGGCTTGATAGGCGACTTCGGCTTCTTCGTAGCGGGACAAGGCATTGACTCGGACGCAGGAAGCGTCGTTGCGATCGCCGGCACAGGCAGAAGCATCGGCGAGGACGGACTGCAGTTCATGCTCTGCGGTGGCAACAGCGGCAGCGGCATCCTTGAACTCGGCCTTGGCGGCGTAAAGAGCGCGGATGAGGTGTTCGGTGGTGGCTTGCTTATCGGTCGTGGTGGTCATGTGGTGTATTGGGTACTCCTCTTTTCTGAAGGCTTTAGATTTAAACACAAGCACAATCTTCTAAGGGGCTTAGATTGGACACTTTACCCCCCTTTAGTTGGCAAAGGAAGCCGACTGGGGGGAGTTATGGAAACCCCCATTTGACCCCCTTGGCTTGCCCTAGGAGGCGTTTTGACGGCGGAAGCGTAGGAAGACCGCCACCCCCACCCCTAGGCACCCGACCGCCAAGGCCCAGCCAAGGTCGCGGCAGGCCTTCAGCCCCAAGGTGGCGACGGACAGTTGGCGCTCAAGGTTCGCGTCGTCCGACTTCGTGCCGGCGTCCGTGATCAGCATGACCATCGCAGTTGTGTTCTGAAAGGAGTCGAGGATGTACGAGCTGATATAGGCCACGCTGAAAGCCCCCACGGCAGAGCAAACAAGCAGGGCCACCGTCGCCCACATCATGTTAGACTCACTTCCTGCGCTTGGCTGGTTTCTTTTTGCCATTGGGTTTCTTGGTCACCTTGGCGACCTCGGCCTCGCCGCGGGCTTTGATATACTTCAGGACGTAGTCCATGACCTCGGGGGCAGCGTAGCCAGACGCACCGACGACTGCCATCCGTAGTCCAGGGGAAGAGATATGGTCGGCAATGCCGTAGCCGACAAGGGCCGCGGTGATGGCGGCGGCAGTAATACGGCGTAGTACCCAGCCCGGTGAGACAGGCTCGGTCGAGAGGAGAAGCCGTGCCGTCATCGCGAGGCCTCCGAGGATCGAGGCCACAAGGCCATCCTTGACGAGGGACTGCGTGGAGTCGCTGTCGATGGGCGGGGGAGGACTCATTGCTTGATGCGGCGGTAGCCTTCCCGCCAGAGGACTTCGGTGACGACGGAGGTCAGGGAGCGGACGTGGGCTTCCGTAAGGTCGAAGTCGCCGACGTGCAGGGCTTCGTGGACGACCGTGTTCAGCCGTGACCTTTCCGTGCCGTGGTTCGAGTTGATGC